ACACTTAGAACTTGGACCACAGCAAAAATTTCAAATATCTCGTAGCGAATAAACTACGTTTAATATCCGCCGCCCCTCGGGGGCAGCTAAAAATCTGTGGAACAGGTTAAAAGGTGACCCCCTGTCATAAGGGGAATGTATTCTCGGTATTTTTAAATGCGCCGATCGCCCGGGTCCTGGGCTAACTCTACCTATAAGAGCTATTCGCATTGATGCCGTAATTACGGACCTGATTGTTCAACCAGGTCGTACCTATACATCGTTGGTACGTTAATGAAATAAATCAGCGTGAAATCTTCTGCAGTGGAGACGTATTCGTGTAAGAAATTGTCCTCCCCTGAGGTACTTCCGGCATTGGAACTAATTTGCACATATTCATAAGAATCTGACTGTATTTCACGGGGTTTGTAGATGCGCGGCGAACTAAATCGATTGCGCTGGTAGTAAGGAAATTCAACCTCAAGCATACCAGTATTACGAACAACAGTTAATTCCTGCCCAGCAAATGACTCGCGTGCCATTTCTGATCGTCGTGTTACATCTATCACGTTTTGGTAGATCTCATTTCGCCATCCTGGAGCTACCGCTGAATAGGGTTTTCTGGTAACCCCTTGAACCATGGTGTTCATCAGTGTATCTGTATTGTTGATCAACTTCTTCCTAATCCCACCTCTCCATGCCATGTAGGCTGGAGCACAATAGGTGAGGGGAATAGTGCAACACGGATTCACCGAGTACGATTGGACATCTGTACCAGTATAATTGTAAACACCTGCGACGCCGGAAGGCATGGCGCCACGGTAATATGGAAACACCTTTGTAAATAAATAGGTGGTGTTGTAAGCATCAGTACTGCCAAGGATTTCCCAAGGCATAGCATAAACGTACCGGCGAAAAAGATCGCGTAGCGAAACAACATGCTCACCGAAAAATACTTCCATATAATGATCGTTCGTGGATTCTGCATTGACATTCATAGTCATAGTCTCACCAGGTTTGTTTTCCTGGGAGACTTGTCAGTCTTTGCATCCACACCTGCATCAGA